CCAGGTATTGACCAAACGCCAGGTAAAGTATTATCATTACTTCTCTTACACAACAATACCTTATCATTACATTTAACCAATATACCAGAAAATCTTTTATTTTTCTTCATACCTTCTATATTTATAAATATGGAAATAATAATAAACAATAATCTTTTTAATGTCAAATCAGCAATTACCGATAAAGACATTCAAGAAGGAATGAAAGGTAAAAAATTTGACGATACGTTTAACGGAATGTTATTTATAATGAACGAAGGATCTCATTCATTTTGGATGAAGGATTGTTTGATCTCATTGGATATTATTTTTATATCAGACGGTAAAATTCAAAAGATTTACAGTGACTGTCCTCCATGTAGGGAACAAGACGATACGAAATGTTCCCATTATGAAGGTGTTGGTGATATGATCTTAGAGATCAATGGTGGTGATTGTATCAAATACGATATCACCGAAGGAGATTCAATTCTGATCAAAGAGTGATGTCTGATTCGCAAATAAACTAACTCTTTCTAAAGCAATTTCTCTATAATTAGGAGATAATTCAATTCCTAACCATCTACGACCTAATATTTCTGCGGCAACCAAAGTTGTTCCAGATCCCGCAAACGGATCTAATACTACATCGTTTTTGTAGGACAATATTTTGATTGCTTTCGTTGGGATGTCCATTGAGAAGGTCGCCTTGGTGAGTGATTTTGTATCTGCAAAATAATTCCACTGACCAAAAACAAGCTCCATAAACTCTTTCTTATCTTCCTCTTCATAAACTACTTTTTTCTTTAATGTTCCATCTTCCTGTTCAATATCAGTTGGAACTCCGGTCCATTGTGGTTGACCTTTAACTTTTTTGATGTGTTGTTTCTTATACGCTAAGATAACACATTCTTTTGGGTTATAGATATATGGTGAACTAGGACTCATCCAAGATCCCCAAGCCGTTGTCTTGCTTCTATGTGGTGATTGTTCTTCAAGGTCAACGATTCCAAAGAACCCATAACCAATCTCTTTCATAATTTGCCACATCTCAGATACAAAAAAGATACGACCTCCTTTTTTTTGACGATTAATCTCATATGGAATATTCAAAGCGATTCTTCCATCATCTTTTAATAATCTATACGCTTCTGTTAACCAATTTTTTGCAAACTCAACATATTCATCAAATTCAACATCATCTTCGTGAACATCATACGCAATGCCAACCCCATAAGGTGGAGACGTTACAATCAGATCTACCGTTCCTTCAGGTAGTGTTTTCATTACCTCAACACAATCCCCATTTATTATTTTTCCTGTTTCTATCATTTCTTTTTTTTGTTTTTTATAATAATAATAAATAAATAATTAAAAGTCCAGTGGTAACAACAAAAATACTTATAATACCCATTCCAAATACTTTATAGTTACGTTTTACCTGTTCCTCCGATCTTCCTTGCCATTCATTCCTATCCCATTTCATTTCCGTAAATTTTTTTTAGATAGTTTATTAAATTTAAAAATTCAGGTATTTGTCCATGTTTATTTTTATAGTAGTTATCCATTTTATTGGTATTTAAACCATATTTCTTATCATGACCTAATCTATCCTCAACGTGTTTTATTTTAACATCTTTATTTAAAATAATACCTATTTCTTTAATAATATCTAAATTAGTTAATCTAAAACGTGTTCCAATGTTAAAAATTTGATTTATAACCTCATCATCAAACATTAGGTCACATATTACTTTTACATTATCATACACATACATCCATTCCCTTACCTGTTTTCCATCACCATAAACAGGTATTGAGTTACCCTCATTAATTGATCTTGTAATTGTTGGGAGGAATTTCTCTTCAAATTGATGTTCCCCAAAATTATTACAAGTTCTTGTGATTAAGTATGGTAACCCATATGTCCTATTTGCGGAAATAACTAACATATCAGAAGCTGCCTTAGTTGATGAGTAATAGGAACTTGGTTTAATCTTATTCTCCTCTGTTGCAGTATGGTTTATTGCAAAATGATCATCCATGTCCCCATAAACTTCATCAGTTGAGATGTGAATAAATTTCTTAAGATTTTTATTCTTTCTTGAAATCTCCAACAAATTGAATGTTCCTTCCACATTAGTTCTAACAAATGGTAACCCATTTTTAATTGAATTATCTACATGAGATTCCGCAGCAAAATGAACAATATAATCAAATTCACCAAGTTGATCTGCCGTCACCTCACAAATATCTTTTTGTAGAAACGAAACATTATGTTTGATATTTTCTCTTTTACCAGCATAAGTCAGTTTATCAATACAAAGAACATCACATTCAAAGTTATCTAATAAGTGATTTATAAATGCGGAACCTATAAAACCCGCCCCTCCCGTTACTACTATTTTCATAATGTTCCTGAAATTAATTGTGCAATTTTGTATCCCGTATAAGCACCGATTGCTGCCGATCCAGGAAGTACAATAAACTTACCTAACATGGTTTCGTATTTTTTTCTATTCACAATATATGATATTAAAATGTAGTATAAAATATAGTTAATTAAAACCATGAAATCCATTTCTTTAGAAACAAAAACCACTACGGAGTTCCCTAATAATCCCCAAGTAAAATTAATTAAAGTTTCTCTTATAAGTTCCCCCGGACTTGTTATCGCATCTAAAACAACAATCTCTTTTTCTAATACTTTTTTAGTTTTTTTATCCATTTTGATTTTCTAACATTTTAATATGGTGTTGTAAGTACCATAATGCCTTTTTTAAATCTTGTAATTCTTTATCCGAATCTTTCTTTCCGGCTCTTGAAATGTATTTTACTGTATTACCTAAACTAAATCCTAATCCCCAAGCATCTATTACCTTGATGGCTTCGTAAGGATTGTTTACTCCACCATAATGTAGTGGATGGTTAACTTGTTCTACTTTTAGTGGAGGACACTGACAAGGTCCTGTACCCCCACATAAACACACTTTTAAATTATCCATTATTATTCCTCCTCTCTATATTCTTTTAATAATTCTTCATTTGATATGGCATTGTACTTACCACTTAAACCATCCATATCAACAAATCTAGTCATTATATCTTTCATTTCATAGATTTGTTTAGTGGTGTCTAATGATTTAACAATCTCACGAATAATTTTGTATGGATCCGCGTTTGATCCAGGTCTACGATCTTCAACATAACCTTTCCATTCTTTTGCGGTATCTTGTGGAACTCTAATTGACGCTCCTCGATCAGACACACCCCAACTGAACTTATCAATTGATTGAGTTTCATACTCACCAGTTAAACGAAGGTTGTTGTTGGACCCATACGCTTTAATATGATCTTGGTGTCTTGATTCAAATGCATTAAACAAAGCCATAAAATATTTCTCATTCCCCTCGTTTCTCATCATATCTGTTGAAAAATTTGTGTGGAGTCCTGATCCATTCCATTCTCCGTGAGTTAATGGTTTTGGATGTAGTTCAATATGATATCCGTATTTTTCCCCCATCTTAAATAAGAAGTAACGAGTCATCCAGAGATCATCTCCTCCTTTATGTTTTCCTTTTGAAAATACTTGATATTCCCACTGGCCTAAAGCAACTTCAGCATTTATACCGGTAATATCAATTCCGTAGTTTAAACACATTTCTAAATGTTCTTCAACAAAATCACGACCAACAACATTATGACCCACACCACAATAATATTCACCCTGACCTTTAAGAATGTTTCTTTTATGTCCTAAAATGTTTCCGTTAATTTCTTCACGAATAAAGTATTCTTGTTCAAAACCAAACCAAAGATCTTCAAAGTTATCTCCAATCTGAGATCTTTTATTTGATTCGTGTGGTGTACCATCAGGATTTAATACTTCACATAACACATACACAGTATCATTTATGAATGGGAATCCATGGGTTGTATATTGTCTAACAGGTTTTAAAAGACGATCCGAATTACCTGTTTCCGCTTGAGAAGTGGATGATCCATCAAAATTCCATACCGGAATATCTTTTAATTCCATAGGAACTTCACTTTCAACAATTTTAACTTTACTTCTAAGGTTTGGTTCTGGTTTGTATCCATCAAGCCAAACATACTCTAACTTAATTTTCATTTGTTTTCATTTATGTATTTTATTATTTCTTCTTTTGATTTTCCCTCATTATGCATTCTATAAACATCTCTTGAGAAATCATCTCTCAAAAATGCCGCATCAACACTTAGATATCTTTCAATATCATAAATGTGTCTTATAATAAGTTCTTTTGTGAAAATTCTTTTATTGAATCCCATTTAAATTAGATTTAAGGGTTTCGGATTTTTTTTCTTTTACATTTTTAATATATGCCTTTCTGATTTCTCTACCTAACTCCATATCATTTGGTAGATCCTTAATTAATTTTTCAATTAATTTGTCAAAATTTTTATCCATATTAAGAATTTAATTGTTCCTTGTTCTTTTTGTAGTTTTCCAACATTTGTACTTGGTTTACATAACTAATCAACTTTCTTTTGAAAAGAGGTAAAAGTGTTTCATTAATCGGAAACTCACCCTCACAACTCATTTCAAATAGAGGTAACTTTGATTTATTTTCTGTGTTCCATTGACTAAATGTATTTATAATTTTTGTAATTGTCAAATTATTTTTTTTATCTGAATATATTAAATTCACTAAAGTTTTACTTTCAGGTGATTTTTTATTAACAGGTTTAATATCATACTCCCAAACATAATACATCTCATCTTTAGGATTAATATAATAAAAATAACCTTTTTTTTGTAAAACTTCACTTTTGTTTTTCTTTAACTTCATAACAATACTATCAAAAACTATTTCCCAAACAGATTTTGCTATGTTAAAGTATTCTAACATCCTTGGAGCACTATACGAAAGTATTTTTGTAAATTCACCCATTTCATCACTTTCCAGTGTTGGGATTTCTTTGATCTTTAAATCTTTAACAAGTAACTCATCGTCTATTGTTGAAAATTTCTTATCGGTATAAATTATTTTCTTATCCTTAATTAAGGTTTGGATATTCGCTAAATGTAATGATAATTCAATGAAACTTGGATACAGTTCCATGTTGTCTAATTTTTCTCCCATTTTTTGGAAGTACGATAATAACTTGTATTCTTTGTGCTCTTGGTCAATAGGTTTTTCAAACATCCACTCGGTGTTCATTAAAAACTCTATTTTTTTCTTTCTTCCCATTACACATAAAGATAATAATATTTTTCTATTCTGTAAAGATATTAGTCAATTCTAAAGACAACGTAGTTTGTATTATCAACTCTAATTTCATCATAAGTTCCGTCATAACTTGCCAATGTACCATAATCCGATTCACTTACTAATTGGTCCTTTAAACCTCTCACATCTACAAATTGTTGATACTCCATACCATAGTCGTCCAACCATCTAACTGGATCATCTTTTATTTCATCCATTTTTTCTTCAACTTCTCTTTCAACAGTACTGTCATCAAGATCTCCATCCGGATTATCTTTTATTGTTTCTATCTCATCATTAATATCAACAATTCTTTCAGAAATATTTTCTGACATTTCATCCCAATCAATATCTTCATATACCGGATTCTTGAGAGTTGGTGTCCCATTTAATAAAACCGTACTACTACCGTCTTGGTTGGAAATAAAGTTTATTTTATTTCCGACACCATCAGTGTACTCCCAATTATTTTCTCGGTTAACAACCAATTCTAATGGTGGTATAATACCATAGTTTAATAAAAATAACTCAACCTCTAATTCTTTTATTTCGGTTTCTTGAGATTTGGACAGATATCTTGTCACATCATAATTATCCGGGTCATCATAGATCCATTCTCTTATTGTTTCCTCAAAATATTCAGCCACCTCATCACCATCAATATAATAAGATAAAGTATTTTTATCAAAATTACTTAAATCATCCACCATATCATCATAATAAGTTTCAAGAGATTTATCCGCTTCGTATTCGGTACCAACCGCATATGTATTTCCATTTGTATCATCATGAATTGATCTAAATGTATCCATCTCATAATGATTATAACCGGTTGGAATTAATCCGTAAACATCATTATTTTTAGATTTAAGTTCGTCAATATCATATTGTAACTCATCATAATCATTTGTTAATTCATCAACCACATCAGCATCTGATTCAACATCAATCCTATCTTGGAGTTCCTCTAGTTTTTGTTCTAAACTTTTTAACTCTTCAATTTCATCTTCATCTAACTCATCAATATCACCCTCATTAACCATAAATCGGAATACCGCATGAGCCATTTCCCCAGTATTATCAGTATCGTTTAAATTCCACTCATCATCAATTCTTCTCTGATCGGCATCGTCTCTTTCTTTTTGTTTTTTACGTCTTTCAATTTCTTCCGAATATGGCGTACCATAATAAGTCCCAAGGACACCATATTCAACACCCTCTAAACTTTTTATATTTGTATTCCTAAAATCTAACTGTCCAGTTATTGATAATTCACCCAAACTTTTAATAGGTTTATCGGATAAATTTAAATTACCATTAACTCTAAGTTTTTTACCTTTAAACATTGGTAACTTAGGTATTGCCTGAGCCACATAATTAACAGATCGTAACAATTTATAATACTGTTCAGGTGAAAGATCATAATAATCATTTTGATCTTCAGTTTCCTCAAATATTATAGTTTTTATTAGATCAACTAAATCACTTTCCTTTATCTCTACTATTCTTGACATATAATAATAAATATTCAATTCTTTACAAATATAATAATCTTTAGATATTTATAGATAAATAAACCTAATAAAAACAAATGATCATGGGATGCGGATGTAAAAAAAATCAAGCACAAGCGGCACCTCAACCACAAGCACAACCTCAGCCAGCACCACAAAATGCTACGGTTCAGGAATCTGTG